TAAATGTTTTATATGTCTCACCTTTATTTTTAAGGTGTTGTAATTCGTCTGGTGCTAGCTGAAAGGTTCCTTGTACGTTAAGGTTAAAAGCTTCGTTAATCCTAACAAGCATCATTACGTCCGATTCCTTAGGATCATTCATAAATCTATTCATAAAACCGTTACGAAATTCTGGACCTGGTGATCCATTAGCTCCAGTGATTGCTTGCAATCTTGCACATCTCTTCATTAACACCTTACTAGCAAATTCTGGTGTCTTTGCTCCTAGACCAGCAATAAACTTAGCCCAAGTAGAGTCATTACCATTCCAACCCATTGCTTTTGCAACATCATCAAATCCACTTTTGGAATAAGCTCCCGCTCCTGACCACCACGTAGTTGCAGCAAAGAAATATCCTAAATAAGGATCCTCAGTCATTACAGCAATTGGATATCTACAATCATCGTCTGCTAAGAATTTCATAAACCACAAACCGCCTACAGTCTCATCGCTACAGATTGTGTATAAGAATGCTTTTGCTTTGGCATTATCATCTCGCCAGTTTCCATATTTGGAGTTCAACGCTTCTGCTGCTGTCTTTACTTGTGGTATTCCTGTGTTAATGAATATACCATTAAAGCTACTCTTGAATGTCTCAATTGTAACACCTCTCATAGTTGCTCCACCCGGATCTGATGGGTGATTTGCCCAACCTCCTTCCCAACGATGTACCGTCGGAATTAACATTGTATTGATTAGCTGAATCAATGGTGGTAGACTTACTTTAGGTGTAACTCCAGAATTACTTACAGCTTTATACAACAGCTTTTCAGCAATAGCTGCTGCGTTGTTTTTTGCTACTGTCACAAAAGAATCCAAATTTGCTTTTAAACCTGGATCAACTGTTGGTGGTGTTGTCCATCCCATATTATTCTGTTGTTTGTGTTGTTGGATCTGGTGTTGAAGGTGGATGAGGTGAGTCAGTTGAAGCCTCGCTAGTAGGCGCTTTATACGCTTCAGCAGCAGGTTTGTCAGTTTCTACTGCCTTCTGCCATAGACCTGATGTATCTGTTGCTCTAGTGAATGTGTCAGCTGCTTCTGCAGATCCGTGTGCTGGAATGTCGTAAGTTGCTGCCCACGATCTCATATTCTTAGAGCATGCTAATTGCATTTCAATCTTCTGCGATGTACACATATAGATTGATACATCATCCACATTAATATCTTCTTGAGTCATCATATCTGACTCCTTATTTGTTGAGTCTCGATCAACTCGCATAATCATTAAACCATCACCAGATGCACCAGATCCTTTCCAAGCATTATCTGCTTTGGCTAAGGTTGATGTGAATCTAATCGAATTACCAAATCGACCTTGCAAGATAAAATCACCTTCATAAGGTTTTAGTTGTTTGTAAACCTTTGGCTTATTATCCGTATCCGTAACAGCATCCTGATTCTTAATCTTATTTTGCAAACGCTTCTTTGCTTGCTCATAGGACATGAATGGATTCTTCTTATCGATGTGGTATTTGTCTGTTCCTATAAATGGGTTTGCATTATAGGTCACATTATGCATTGCACTAACAACAAAGCTATAAAAGTAGATGTTAGCTAGCACTGGTGTAAGTGGTGTTGTGGTTTCACCAAAAGCTCTGTAGATAATTACCTCTTCACCTGGAAGTGGATATCTAGCTACTGATCGATCTAATGGGTACGCTGTTTTAACAACACTCTCTTCGTTCTTATTATATTCCTTTACAAGATCCCTAAATCGAATCTTTCCAATATCACGAGAAGACTCATACAACTTATGATTCTCATCAAGACACACATCTATAACATGACCAGGAAAAACCTTAAGCTGTTGTAAGCCATTAGTCTGCCCAGTTTGTGGTCCTTTATATAGACCTGATATATCTTGAAAGAATGTACTCATTATTTGCTGTCGTCGATTAAGTTTTGTGCTTCTGCAAGCAATTGTTGTCTTTCAGACTCTGTTAAACCAAGCTCATCACCCTTTTCAGATTTAGCTCCTACAACTAATAAGCGTTGAATAATTGCTGTCAATCTCACTAGGTTATCATCATTCTTAACAGATATCTCTAAGTACTCCTTGATCAGAGGCACCATCAAAGATGCATCGGTCATATTCTTGATTAATGGCTTAAGCTGATCGATCAAACCATTAATCTGCGATTCTTTTTTCTTTGTGTTGGTATACACATCTCGCAACAAATCACTAAAGGACTTGTCATCAAATAGTAAACTATCCTTATCCATACTCTACGTTTCTAATAAATAGCTGAGGAATCAATTTGTTATTTGCCCATGTACTGAGGATGCTCTTCTAGATCCTGAATAAGGGCTCGGAGCTCTTTGATACGAGCGCCAGCTAACCAAGACTCACGGTTAGCATAATAACCCAAGTCATGAAGTACTTGGGGATCCGTTGTTTCCGGATCAAAGGAAAAAGCGTTGAGGTTTGGACCACCACCAACGCTTTCCCAACATTTAATCTCCTCTTCCAGAAAGGCTTGTAATTTTTCTTTTGAGGTTAGTATAATCATTAGTAGGTTTTGTTTTTCGGAATACCTCCGACTGTGAGATAATCCATATACATGGCTTTATACTTATCACGCATCACCTTAACCATCTTAGTAATTTGCTGCGTATTTGCATCAGTCATCTCTCTAATGTAGATGTAAAGTGCTTTTTTATTAAACAACTCAATCTTCTCACGTTTTCTGAAAAGCTCTACAATAGCTCCTGCAAGTATTCGATCGTTCTTTTTTGAGAATGTCTCTTCTAAGTTATCATCCCAGTAACCAACAAACTTATCAACAAAGTCAACTAGATTAACATCTGACTCCTGCTCATCTGGAACATACTCTAAATTAATCTCAGCTGATAGGTCAATTCGATCATGGCTGGTTAACTTTTTGTAATTGTTCTTGTTTTTGAGAATGCAGTAATTTTTAGCTACAATACTGAAATAACTAAAAGCCTTTCCATTTGATTGTTTAAACTTTGGTAATTTCTCTACCAAGAAACTAACAACCTCATGCTGCACTTGTTTGATTGTTTGGCCGTCTGTGTAGTAAAACTTAAACGTGTGAATAATGTTTTCTACTAACTTCTCAAAGGCTGGGCGTATCTCATGTTGATAAATCAAACTACGCTCAAGATCACTCTCAGTCTCATTATACTTGATAATGCTTAAATCAACTTCAGGACCGAAATAGAGTCTTTTAGTTTTTGGCTTTCTTGTCTTCTTCGGTTTCTGTGTTGACATACTTTGTAATAAATTCATAAAGGTCATCTATTGATAAATCTAACTCCTTGAACACAAATCCAACTTCATCGTCAGATTGGAAAGCTCCATTACGATCAACCTCTTTCATATGCTCTCTAGTTTCATAAAAACGAAAATAAAGAGCTGAAATAAACTTCACATAAGCTTCGCAATAACCCTCGACGCGTTCAAGCTTCTTAAAGTTAATATACAATAAATAACCCAGAATACCTACTAAACACAGTAGGAATGCGATAATGATAATAGATACCATATTACTTAAATAAATTGTTAAACACGTTCATTAAATCATCTTTCTGAGATTCAGACATATCTGTAGGAATGCTTGGCTTCCTCTTCTCAGATGTTAGTGGTTTTGATGTGCTAGCACCACTCTGATCCCATTTCTCAAACTCAATACGAGATGCCATATGATCTGCGTGATGTAATAGGATTGGTAAATTTGAACGTAGTTTAGACTCCTTGCTGTTTGAGATGTAGTATGGACGATTTCCATCGTCATAAAGACCATCATGCACTTTGATAGCCACATACTCATTAAACGATACAGAGATACCTCTTTGCTGTAATAAGAATAAGCTGCGATCTGGTACTGGCATAAAAGCATTCTCTGGATTGTATTTATAGATACGTCCTAGATTCTTGCGATGCCATTCTGAGTCATTTGGAAGGTATTGTTCAGCTTCTTCTGTACCAATCTTACCTAAGTCATGATTCATGGCTGCAAACACTAATTCCTCTTCAGTATAGTTAATGTAAGAGCCCATTGAAGCCCATAAGTCTTTCAACTTTAAAGCACATTCAATAACTCTAATAACGTGATCAACATAACCTCCTGGAAACGCATTATGGTGATGATCAATACTAGAAGCAGGCATAAGCATAATACGCTCAGCGTGGTCTGTATATAATTTTGTTAGGGCTTCTTTACGATCTCCCTGAATGTAACGATCAATGTATCCTAATAGGCGATCGTAATTTTCTTGCAATTGTTCTGCTGTGTAACTCATGATATTTGTTTTTGTAACCTTTTTAATTCTGATTCGATTTTCTTAATAGCTCCCTTGCGTGTTTCTTTCTTGAGAGTCTTTTTAAGCTCAGCATAGCGTTTCATTGCATCTGCCTTCTCTTGAGCTTTTTGTGCCTTAGACTTTTTAGGCTTTACTATAATTGTAGTTGGCTCTAGCGTACCTTTTAGATCTGGTTGCTCTACACCTCTATGATAGACTGTACCATTTGCATGGACAAACTCTTTCATAAATCTCCAACCTTTTGGATAACCTTGAGCTGTTGCTAGCTTCTTTTTGGCTAGTGGCTGATCATATTCTCTTTGAGCTTCTACTACACATTCCCAGCAAACTACTGAAACTGCATCATCGCTAGCTGTCTTTACAAACGTGCCACAAACCTTACATTCTAATACCTTACTCATTTAGTAACTTTTATTTAAGTATAACCATACTACTAAAAAATGAGTTTTGCAACTAGAATTTAGTTTGGAGAAGCTGGGATAAAATTAATTCTAGTATCTAACAATACGGTATGAACTATCATATTGTTAATTCTGTGGCGTCCTCTATAATAAGGAAAGTCACCATTAACATTGTAATTATATAGGATAGCATCCTCAATTTGATCCTTCTTTCTGCTGTAAAGGAATATGAAGTCATCGAATTGCATATAGAAAATCATAAACGGGTTTGGATCTTCCTTCAGCGATTCATTAATCTCTTCTAAGATGAAAAATTGATAAACTAATTCATCATAGATACGCTTTCTAACCTTCTTATCAGCATACAAACTTGCGGGCAAAGAGATTTGGCTCATAGACTTAATTGCCTTACGAGCCAAACTCAATTCACTTGAGGCGTCAGCTAAAAACCTTGATTTAACTAAACTCTCAAAGCATCCCATACGTTGTTAAGTTTATTGCTTATTACGTGGTTTCGGACCTCTCTTCTTTCCAGGATTTCCGTTACCGTTGTTTTGTGGTTTCGTTGTTGGAGCATTGTTTGCAGGCTTTTCAGACGCCTTAGCAACTGTTGCTGCTGATTCCAACATTACATTCTTATTTTTTAACTCAACAACTTTGGAAGCTAATTCCGCGTTCTTGTTTTCTAATTTAAGAATGTGTCTAGCCGATGCATCGGCAAACTCTTTTGTTGACTCAAACTTCACTTTGAAGTCTAAAGCCTTCTTGCGCCAGTCATAAGTAAAGTACCCTAAAGCACTAAAACCTAAAATAGCTCCGATTGTAATTGTTACTGTAATCATAACTTTTGTGGTTTAAATAAATTGTTTTAAATTAGTACAATTGTCCTTTTATGCAATTGCATACTTGCAATATCAGGAAAAAAATCCAGATTTCCAACAGTTTGGTGAAACTTTTTTAAAATATTTCAGCTTATTTACCCTGACCTACGTAAGGTTTGCTGTAATTCTTGCTGTTTTTGTTCTTACTCTGTTTCGTTTTAGCATGTACTCCAGGACGAGAAACCTTTTTCTTTTCCCTTTTCACACTGCTTGTGCTAGTTTTTACTTTTGCTGCCATAGATTGTGTTTTGCGTTGTTACTACATATAAATAGTTTGAAAACAGGAAAGGCCAGTTAAAAACCGGCCCTTCACACACACACAAGCTATGAAAAACATAGCAGAAAAGAATTTTAATTGTTGCGGGAGATAGATTCGAACTACCGACCTTTGGGTTATGAGCCCAACGAGCTACCACTGCTCTATCCCACAATCTAATAAAACGCTGAGACTATACGTTTGGGTGATGGATCTTTTGTCGGATTATTGGTTCCCTTCTTGTCCACTTCCTTTTGAGAAGTATCCCATCAATGCCGGTGATTTAAGTACACCACTCTTTGAGCTACTTGTTTCGACTACTCTCATCTTACTTATTCTGTTCAACCCTGCCGAGCTGATTAATCCTTGCGAGACTACAGACCTTTCGGACGAATCACTTTTGACTTGCGATCATTAGTGGCACTGGACAACCCAGTACTAGGTAGGCACCTTTCGTCGGTAGCTGGTAAGCGCTTTTGCTTATTTGTAGTTTAAGTTTTGCTTAACATGCAAATTAAGTTTTAGTCGCAGATTATGAAAGTAGTGGCTTACCACTAAGCTAACCCATCTTTTGAACGAGTTAATACTCAACTACTCTCTGAAGTGTCCCCACCTCCATACTTCAAGATTGCTTCATAAATAAGACCTTGGTAGATCATTACTAAGGTAGATAACAGCACCACCTGTACATCTACATGCCTTTCGGCTTTAAGCATCCTTTTGTATTGGAACTCGCAATAATATACTCGGATAAGCATACGTCTTACAAAATCCCTATAGGTTATTCTTATTGCTCTTCCGAGCTCAATCAAACGACCTGCATCGCTTGATCACCAATCCAGTTCCCCTACAGTGTTACCCTCGGTACTCAAGGATCAGTGATATCCTACTTGCCTACTCAAGCTCATAACAACCAAAGTTGTTACAAACCGCAGATTACATTGACAATATGTAATCCACTTTATCCTAGTTTCCTAGTTTATTTAACGACCATAGGCGGCCGATTACCTTTATCAGATTAAATGTCTCATGATCGATCCGAAGACCTCACAATCAACTACTGAATGGATGATAATGCTTTTCAAAGAACTTTTGTCACCTTTGTGACCTTTTATTTCTTTAAAGATACAACCTTTTTTTCAATTAGGCAACATCTTTTAGAACTTTTTTTGTTAGACTCTTATTGCTCTTGCAATCGTTATCTGTTTAGTAAACATACGACCTTTTTTTGTATTAGGCAACAGTTTGTTTAACTTTTTTTGTGGAGCCGCCGAGATTCGAACTCGGGTCCAAATAGTGAGCCAAAGGACTCATTCACAGGCTTATCCAATTTTTCTAAACCGGAAAAATATCTAGTTTGTAGGGCTACTCAAACTAGCAAACTGTAGGCTATTTGCTTGTAATGGGGTGCAAATTACAAAAACCCTAAAATCAGTCACTTCTTTTTAAGCCCATGAGTGATACGGGAGAGACTAGGCAGCTACTGCGTAATACTCTGTAGAATAATCTACGTTTGCGTTTATTGTTTGATAGGTGTTTAAGGATTTCCATCTAATCCTGCCTGCATCATCTCAAAGAACTTCTTCTATCTGTCGAAAGCCTTTCGGCCCCTTAGTGTCTAATAAATATACTACCATTTTTTGAAAATGGCAACAAAATTTTAAAATATTCTGACCACGTTATGATCTTGTAAGGATATGAACGTATCATAGTCAATCATGATCTGGATCCACCAATGTCCTATTTGATCTAAGCTAACCTTTACAGGTTCTTCTAATGGTTCAAGTGTTTTTAAACCTCTATTGAGGTTGTCTAATTGATCTCTGTGGACCCAAAGTAGTACTTTCATATTAATTGTAGAATAAGCAGTATAGAAGCTAAAACTAAACTAATCCCAGCTTTTAAATTAATTCCTTCACCCAAAAACACGTTTGTAAAAATCGTAAAGACAAGCATACCCATTGCAAATGCTAATAAGCGACCTGGCCAGATTTTTCCATCCATCCCTTCGTAAGCAAAGTCTGTTGCAACCATCAATAGGTAACTAATCGGAATACCTGAGATGCTGACTAGTAGTCTATAATCTTTCATCCACGGCCATACAAATTGACCATTAATTTGCAACCACGCTAAAGCTTGGGCAGCAAAGAATAATACTAGAGCAGCTATTATCAACATCTTCTTGTCTTTTCTAAATTGTTTCATCCACATAAACTGTGTTAAGGGTTCTACCACGTCCATTAGGAGCATCCATACCAAATCCCCAAACCCAGTCATTGCCAACCTCTTGACCAACTATATCAACTGGAAAAGAGCAGTGAGCTTTTTTGAGTAAAACACAAACTTTAACATCCTTTGCTCCGTACTGAAGTAGCATACTTCTTAAAAACTGTAACGTGTTTCCAGAATCTGCTAGATCATCGAATAACCATACAGTACGGCCAGAAATCATTTGTGGATCAAACATCTTGTAGATGTTAAACTCCTTTTGTGTAGTTCCCTCGTATGAGGATATTCCAATAAAATCTACATAAGGATCAAACTCCAACCTTTTAGCTACCTCTTGGTAAAAAGGAACAGCACCTTGTAAGATTGGTGCTAATACAACACTCTCCTCAGCCTCTCCCATATACATGGAGTTTAGCTTTTGTGCTATTGTCTGAGCTATCTGCTCAATATGCTTTTCAGATAATAAAACTCGTATCATTTAGTAAACATACTAAATAAAAACGGGTTATGCAACAGCTAATTCTTCTTGTAAGGTTTTTTTAATAGATTCGTGAGTTTCTCCAATCCACTCTAAAACATAGGTTTTTACCTTTTCAAGCTTTAAATCTGTCTGTAATAGATTAGTAATTAGGTGTTTTTTCACGTAAATTTTAGCGTCTTCTACATATTCTGGATTCTCTATACCGTAAGACTCTTTTGCACGCTTTATAGCCCATTTTTCTGCGTTATATTCTTGTAAGTAAGAATGGCGCCTTTCACCAGTACTAATATGGCCAATTTCATGTAAAGCTACTAGAAAACTCCACTCATCAATTGGCTTGGGAATAATAACATAACGCGTTTCAGAAAAAGCTTCATAAATATAATCATCATCCCAATCCACCCATTTGCGAACCCTTGTGTTTGTTATTTGTAATTGTTCTCGAACGCGTTTCAAATAATCCTTTGGTGTCAAACTCATTCTACTAATATACAAAAAGGATGTCACATATGCAACATCCTTTTTTCAATTGAAGATTTGATTAAATTACTCTTCAGTGTTTTCCGGAGTATCATTCTTCTCTGAGTTGTGTTTTTTATTAATCCACTTATCTACGGAAGCAATGCTAAACGATCCAATGACAAGAACCATAAATCCATCAAATATCAATTTGTTAATTACAAACTCCTTACCCCTAAATCCAGTGATAATGTCAACAGCAAATGCTATGCATAGTAGAAAAAAGGCAATAAATCCAACAACTGCTTTTTCATTGATTGAGTTGTTGTCGTCGAATAGGGCTTTGAAAAATTTTCTCATAGTTGTATTTTTTTAAATGTAACTCGAAACCCTTTAGCTATAAATAGTTTATTTTATGTCAGTAGACTCTAAAAGTGTGTATGAAAAGCTGTTACCATGTATTTTAGCTGCTTTTTTACAGATAGACATAAACACATCAAAATCCTTTACTCGTTTGAATACTTGACAACCTTCTGACCAATTTTCAACCCATGTTGAATCCTGTCCAGCTTTATGGCAATTAATACCAAACATACCAGTATCAACAACGGTTTCTTCAAAAACCATATCTCGGTTACCATCTCTCCAAACAGAGACATTAGCACCTCTCTGACAAAGAGCTTCATACTTGCCTTGGTGCTTATCGATTTTCCAAACCCCACGATACTGGTTTGGAATTAATCTTGCCACTCCCTTACTATTGTGAAACTGTTGAACACCTTTTTTACCGGGATCGCAGGTAGCATTCCAACAATAAAACTGCTCCACACCCTTTTCATCTTTAAACGATATAGTTAGGTGATCATCGAACACATTAGTAACTTTTTTATAGGCAGTTGGTGAGCAGTTTCTTACACCCACTATGTTGACGTCATACCCTTTGTTAGCGTCATCACTAAACCACTTATATCCTTTTGAGATAACCGCAGCTTGTATTTGTTCTCTTGTATACATATTTGTCTCCGTTTAGTGTGGGTTTACGAAAAATATAAGTTAGCTTCAGCTGTTCTTCTTCTAACCAAACCCTGTAATACTCTACCTCCAGCTCTCGTCCATTTCATGAACTCAGCACGAATTGACTCATCGCTTGGATTAGCGTTTACTTTTTTAAGCAGGGTTGAGGATTTGAGGTTAGCAGGACCTAGGTTATATGCAAAGGATACTAATGCATCAAATTGGTTTTGGTTAACATCATCTCTACAATAGCTGTCGACATACTTTTCAAAGCTAATTAACATACTCTGAAGCAGTTCTGTTGCTTTTTCTTCTGTGATAGGAGCATCGTTCATGGTAACTTTCTTCCCGTCTGGGTAGAATGTTGCTCCATATCCGATAGTTGGGATTCCAGCTGGACACTTATATGGTTTGCCTCTAAAACCTTCAAAAGACTTGATTAATTCAATTCCTTTAGAACCTGTTTTTGTAATCTTCATTGTGTTATTCTTTTAGTGTTAATTCCAACTCATAAAAAGCCTTATGATAAGCATCACAACGGGACATACCCTCATGTGACATATACCTACCAGCCAATTCAACCAATTCTGTAGACATATCCTCCGTAAAGGCTATCCACATCATCTCCTCTACCAATTCCTCATTTGAAACGCTCATAACTTAATACCTTTGTACTCTTTTAAATGATAATAGTTTAATTGGCTCTACAATAACCTCGTTCCACAAGCCAGTTGCACCACCGGTACAATCTTCTGCGTTAAGGCACATATTACACTCACCACCTGGATAAGCTAAGCGGTACATATTAACAGCTCTGTTACCTCTATCGGTAGCATAGCTTTTAACGTCACTCTTGAATGCACCACGCAATTCTCCTTCTAAGCGCAATAGTATATTACTTTCTTTTCTGAAGAATGGCTTCCATTGT